GCCGGGTCATACAAGACAAGCAAGCAATCGTCGCCACGGTCTTGGTACTTAGCCAATGCTTCAATGTCTAAGCACTCGGTACCCGCATCTACATCGCAAGGCAGATACCCCGACTCGCCCCGGTCAAAACCACGCGGGGTAAAGAATAGGTTTTGCTCGGCATCTATCCCCTTGTCGTACGCAGTTTCGCGCGCACATTCGATAGCACGCTTACGGGTAGTAGGTGCCCACGCACTTTGGCCCGTTAGCCGGTTGCCTTCGCCCAGATACATTACGCAAGCTTGGGCGTCGGGTATGTAAACGCTAACAAGGCGTTTTTCGTTAGTGGCTTCGGCGTCCTGTATTTCGCTGAGAATGTCAGAGCCTTCGACATTGCGAATAACAGGCTTACGGGCGAGTGCTGTAACCGTCATAAGTTAATCCAAAATGCCGGGGCGACCCTGCGAGGTAACGGCATGTTTAGGAACCGTATACAGGGCCGCCCGGCAAGCGATCTTATACGCCGTCGTTTTTAACTGCGCCGCGATAGTCGTTTACGACCGCCGCGAAATCATTTCTAACTTTGAACTCGGTTCCGTCGATACTCCAACCGTCCTGTTGTCCGAGAAAACCGTTTTCTTGACCTTCCAAACCCACGCGATCGAACCATGAAAAAACGTTCGGATCGGCCATCACGTAGTACCGTGTCGTTGAGTCGGTTTCAAGCCTAGGCTCTACGACCAAGCGCAACTTGTGGGCGAACGGGTTAAACGTGTTGTTTGCGTTTGCCGGATCATTGATCGAATTAAGCAATTGCTCGGCAGTTGTTTCCAGCGATGGTGGCACGACCAGTACGAACGGTTGCAAGTCCAGATAAATAACATCGGTCGCGTTAAGCTTTGGCGCTTGCTGCAATCGCATCAGTCGTTTCATATCGCCCAACGATGCAACGGTAAGCGCGGCGGCCGTCGAAATATTATTGTGATTGGCGTGAAAAAGAGCATCGCCGTCGGGCATGGTGACGTTACTCGTAATCAACCCCCAAACAATATCAGACTGCAAACGGGCGATAGCGGTACCGGCGCTTTGTAGTGCGCGGTATATCTCGTTAAGGGCGTCATTAATAATGGTCTGGCGAGAAACTGCCATGAGCCGCCCGTACGTCGCAAGCGCCACAGCCGCGCCAACTTCAGTCACGCCCGAGTACGTGTATTCGCCGTCTTCATTTATTAGCTTCAAATCCGGGGCGGCGCTGGCAGCAACCTTATACTGTGTCAGAAAATTTGGGGCTGTTGTCTGACGCGTTACTACGGTATGGGTCGCCGGGGAAAGTTCATAGCCAGTCAACACACTCTTATTGGCGGCGTCTTGCAGAATCAGCGGAAAGTCGGAAGTCGTAAAGGCACGTTCAAGCTTCTGCGCGTTTGTCATGCGCGAGTCGTTAATGCCATTACGACCGAGGCAAAAGCCAGCTATATCGACCAGTGACCGCGCTACAAGGTCTTGTGCGCCCGCGTGAGGCATGGCAACCGAAATATTTGCGCGCTGGCACAGCGAGTCTGCCGCCGCCTGTCGGAAGTCGTCGCCGTCGCGCCTGTCTGACTGTGAAAAATACCCGTCGCGGAATTCGCCGGGACGCATCGCGTCACCGCCTACGGGGAAGCTATTACGGCCAAGTTCCTCAAGTAAAAGCTTGCGGGAATCCTCGGCCGTAATGCCGTCGTCAATTGAACGCGTACGGGCGGTTTCAAAATCCGGGTAAGGCGCGAAAATCTCGTTAATTTCCGAAACGCGCGCGCGTTCTTGTGCAGCGCCTTGCTTTAAGGCGTCGTCAATATTCGTAATTTTCTTGGGCATTGTGCTATCTCCAATATCGTGTACGCGGTACATGAGTTCGCCGCTTTCATCTCGGCCAACGCCTACCGACGGGTCGGCGGGAATATCTACAAAACTAACTTCGTGGGGTGTCCACGACGTTATGCGGTATTCCGACGGCTCGCCTTTTTCTTCGCGCGTTAACGTGCGCTCATCAATGGAATAGCCCACGGAAATATTTTTCAAAACTCGGTCTTTAATGTCTTGCCAAATGTCGCTAACGTCTTCGCGCTTACTGATACGCAAGGTCGCCTCAACACGCTTGTTTCGAATGGTCGCGTTTTCAACAACGCCGATACGGTCGGCACGGTCGCGTGAATGGTTGTAAAGAACCGCCGCGCCGTTGTTGAGGCGGTTAAGGTCTACTTCGTCGTCATTGTGGCCTAGCGTTTCTAGCCAAGGATCGCGAAAGAATGACGACCGCAATACGGGTAACTCGCTGGAAACCGAAACCCGCACCGTGCGGTCTTCTTCGTTTATTACGCTGCCCGCCCGCATTTCAATTTCGCGGTAAAGGGTGCCTTCTATTTTTTGCTTTCGGTTCGGCATTGCTGGCGCTCGTATGACGTACTTGCGCCGACACTAGCACCAGTCGGGAAAAACCAACTGCAACGAAATCACTCATTTGATTGCAGCGCGTGGAGAATCATTCGCGACTTTGGCACCTTCCCCTTAACCGACATAATTTCGTCGTACAACTCTTTGTGGTATTGGTCTACGTCTGGATCGTCGCGATTTTTCGCAAGGTCGTTGAAGTTACAATCAATGGTCTGTGCGGCGGGCGTCGGCTTGACTCCTTCGTAATGTGCCTTGTAGAACTCTCGAAATTTGCGCGCGCAATGCTGGTCGCGATAACACGATGCGATAGAACGCTGACCGCGCCCCGGTTTGAGTCCTAGTAGTTTGTCGAGGCTCGCGCCGGGCTTGTCGCGGTACTCTAGGCACGCGTTTAACAATCGCCCTGCAATGTCTTCGGGCAAGGCGGGGCCGCCTTCAAGGGCAGCTATCGTACGGTCTATAAAATCGGCACCCGATTGCATCTGTCTCGCTAGTTAAGCCGTTGGTGTTCCGGTGCGACTTCGGCCATTTTCAGAAATACTATTTCGTCTTCGGTCGCGTTACCGCGTTCGACTTCTTCGGCAAGAATTACGCGCGTTGCTTCTTCGCTCATGGGCGCGATCAGGTTCCAGAATTCCACGTAACCGGTTTTTGTGCGCGCTATCAACGCCGCGTTAATTTCCGGGTCGTGCAAAACGACCATGCGGGCGGCGGGGTGTTGTTCGGCCACTTGCGCTACCGCGTCGAAGACTTCGGCGGCTACGTGGGGCGTGGGGGCGTGTGTTGTTTGGGTCATTTTTTTGACACCTAGGGTTTATGAGGTTCAGACGCTTCAGACGCATTTTGAAAAAAGTGTCTGCCTTGTGTGGTGCGGGTTCAGACGCTTCAGACACTTCAGACGCTTTTTATTAAAAAAGATAAAAAGAAAATAATTAACCTTTCTTTTTCCGTTGTTGATGCAGATACACTCCCCTTTCTTATATAAAGGTTTGCGAAAAATGCGCCTAAAGCGTCTAAAGCGTCTAGTCGTTGATTTATAAGGGCGAAATTCCCAGACGCATTTTTGAAAAGCGTCTGAAAAAGCGTCTGGATCGGACTAAAACGCCGGAATTGGAGAAAATCGGCCATTAGAATTTTTTCTGCGACTGAAACTCGTTGTATATCGCTACCCACTCCGACGCGTCCAATCGGCCCAATTTCTGCGTATCGCGTACCGCCCACACTCTTTGGCATCCGTCTATGGCGTTTATTTTTTCCTGTCGAAAACCGGCCCGCTTCAGCGCTTTTGATACGGCAATTAACGTGCTTCGACCGCCGGTATAGTCGTTAATAAACCTTCGAAGTTGCGTCGTCGTCAGAAGCGGGCAAGGGTTAACGAGATTTACGCTACGCAATATTTTGTCAGGGTTTTCGCGAAGTGTAATTAGTGCCAAATCAAGGTCAGACTTACTGAGCGCGATCATGTCGTCTTTTGCGGCGGTAGACGGTGCCGGTCTTTTCGGGTTGTAGTCGCTTAAGTCTATGTCGTTTAGCAAGTGATGAAACACATATGACGGCCCGCCATTTTCGCGCCACTTGTCTATACGGTCGTACCACTCGAACGGTTTTGGCGGGCGTGAAATGTTGTGTACGACGGCCCGACGGTCGCGCGCTTCTAAAAACAAGGCGTCGTCGTGGTTAGACGTTAGCAACCAATTACAAAGGTCTTGTATGTGGTATTGCGGTTGGTACTTGATGTTAACGTAAATGGATTCGCGCGTTATCATGTTCTTTAACCGGTCGGCATTGGCGCGCGAATTACCGCCGGTTATTTCTTCGCCTAGTACCATTTGTTTATTAACGCAATAACCATTGTTGGCCGACGTTAACGCTTCATGGTCTATGACGCTGAAGTTGTCGCCGTATATCTCGCCCATGATGTAACCAAGAAATGACTTACCAACGCCTTGCGCTTGGCTATGCAATAGCAACGCCGTTAAATTCTTCGCACCGGGATTTTGAATTGGGTAGGCTAGCCACTGTTCGACCCACCGGCGCAATTCGTCTTCACCTTCGAAAAGGTAATCTAGTAAGTCGTCAAACGGTTTTATATTGCCTTGCTTCGGTTCGCACCCCCAACCGGCCCACATATTTACCTTGTCGTCTACTACTGAGTCTTCGCCCGGCGCGTAACACAAATCTTTGTAACGTCTTTTTTGTTTCCACTTAAGCCAAAGTTCCGCGCCGTTAACTTCTTTAAACCCGTTATTGTCGCCCGCCTTCGCAACCATGTACGTACGGTCGGCAAACACAAAAAGTAAGTCGGCCTTTGATTTATAAAACCGCTTCGCTTCGAAGTCATACACCGACGCCAACGCGTCAACAAAGCATAACCTTTCGTTTAACGCCCACAGTTCGGCACTTTCTTTAAATTCTTCTTCGTCTAATTTTAGCCAAGCGGCAACACTTCGTTTTACTAAGTAGTCGTCTAGGCCGATTTTGCCCGGCCCATTGGGTAAGAACTTAATAAAAACGTGCGCGCCCCGGCCGGTCAGTTCGTGGGCTAACGCATTAAGCGCGGCAATTACTTGCGGGTTGCTCATTAAGTCGTTGTCAAAACAAAGTTTAACTTGGCGGCCGTCCCACTTAATAGAATCAAAATCAGGTATGGCGCTTACACCTTGCTTCTTCGACCGCCACGCCCACACGCCCGGTACGCTAAAACACGGTATGCCCGCCTTGCACGCCTTTTCGGCCTTCTTCTCGCCTTCAGTTATAGCTAGCGCCGCTTCGGTGTTGTTGGCAACGGCACGCCAATCGACGCGTTTGGGAAAGTAAAAACGCGGTAGTGCGTCGCGTGGCCCGGTGTAACGTAGTGGTTTCTTTTTCGAAGCGCCAAACGGGCCTTTGACTTCTTCGGTATAGCGTACGCGCCAATAGTCGGTTTTCTTGCCGTCTATGTCGTAGTAGGGAATTAGATACCCGGCCGCGTAATTGCCCGTTAGTTCTTTAACGCGCTTGGCGTCTATTGGTTTATACGCCGCCTTCTTCGCGTCGGCGTCGTTCAACCCGGAGTGCCCTATATCGGTCAGCATCCGTTGACGCGGCGTAGGCTTGCGGGTCATACACCCCTACCCCGGCAGTTTGGCCCTACCCGCTTCGCTCTTGCTATACTTGTCACGTTGCTCGCTCCTTTTAGTTAAGCAACTTTTCGAACCCTCGGCGCTTGTCGCGCGTCGGGGGTTTTTCAATTCCCGCAGCACAATCCCGGCAAATAGCTCGGCAAGCGCTCTTATGTGCGGGTCGGGTTTCATGGCTACAGCACGCTTGCTAGGCGCTCCGCGTCTCTGACGGTAAGCCAGCGCCTACCCGTTGACGTTCGCAGCACTTCAATATCGCCGCTAGCTTCTAGTTCCTGCATACGCTTGCGCCCGGTCTCTTTGCTCACGGTGCGTAACGCGAAGACCCGCACATCTGGAACTATTGGTTCTTCTCGTAGTTTCATTACATTTCACCTTTTCCGTGCTTTTGTGATAACGTGGTTACTATGACTCAAAACCCCTAGGGCTTGAAAGTGGCAAAATTTAAGATAAAAACCATAGGGTTTCGCGTACAACCGCATGACCCGGAGTGGTTCGAAGGGCGCGAAGCGCTAGCCAATAAGGCCGTCGATATGACGGTGACAACTCGGAAGCTATCGCGGGAACTGGAAAAGCTAGCGGCCGCAGGTGACCCATTAGCGCTACGAGCTATGCGCCGACTAGATCAGCACGGAGTAACGGACAAGCTTGTTAACGAAGTTGCGGCCTTCGTGAGTAACGTATGTGTTTTCGCAGTCCCCGAAATCGACGCGAAAACGCGCAAGTTTGGCTGGCGTTCTGGTTTGCACGTTAAGCCAAGCGGCTGGTCTGATACGCCCCCGATTTTTCCGAGCGACGACGAAATTTTTTACTTTGTGCTTATGCGCCTTATCGACGCCGGTATAACGGAAGTCGAAAAGTGCGAAGCGCCAGCGCCAAAGGATCACGCCTACCAGAAGACCAGCCGAAAGTGCGGCCACTACTTCTTTTCGAAATCCAATCGACAATGGTGTTCAACCACTTGCCAAGTGCGGGTTAGTTCTCGCCGGGCATCGGGGGAGCTATGAAAGTTGTTATCTATTCACGATTCAGCACGGACGCCCAAGACGCTACTTCCATTACAGGGCAAGTTGTTAACTGCGAAGACCTAGCCGCCCGCAATGGCTGGACGGTCGTTAAACAATATAAAGACGAAGCCATAAGCGGGAGCGACGACACGCGGCCGGGCTATCAGGCGTTGCTAGCCGACTCCGAAGCGGGTGACTTCGACGGCATCTTAGTTGACGAAACTAGCCGCTTTACGCGTCGGCCGGGGGAGCTACCCCGCCTTCTGGAAATTCTCACCTTCCGTAATCAATGGTTAATGGACTGCAAAGGTTTCGATAGTCGGCATGAAACGGCGGCTTTACTCGCTGCCGTATACGGGGGCATTGATTCGCTGGAATTGCTCAAGATCAAAGACCGCACGCACCGGGGGTTAAGGGAGCGACACAAGGCGGGATTCTCGGCCGGGGGGAGGTGCTACGGCTACACAACGGAGCCAATCGACCCCGACGACCCCAACACGAAAAAGCGCGTTATCGTTGTGCCTGAGCAAGCCGAAGTCGTACGCGAGATATTCGAACGCTACGCGGCCGGGGAATCGCCCCGCACAATCGTTAACGACTTCAACCGGCGCGGCATACCCTCGCCCGGTTCAACGTGGAAACGCACGAAGCGGCGGGCGAAGGGTTGGGCAATGACCGCGTTAGTCGGTACGGCCAAGATGTATACGGGAATTCTGCGGCGGGAACAGTACGTAGGCGAAGTTGTTTGGAATCGCACGAAGTGGAAGAAGGTACCCGGTACGTCAAAGCGCGTTTGTGAACTGCGGCCGGAATCCGAATGGATCAGGATAGCCCACCCCGAATTGCGCATTATTGACGACTTGCTTTGGCAGCGCGTACAAGCCCGGCTCAAGAACGCCAGAGACAAGGCACACCCGAATACGCTGGCGAAGCGTGGCCGACCGTCTAAGTACCTGCTATCGGGCCTAATGGTCTGCGGGGAGTGCGGCGCTAACTACATCATGCAAGACACGCGCGCCTACGGTTGCTCCGGGCATACCAGCGGGGGCAAGTACCTTTGCGGCAATGGCGTACGGGTAAAGCGGGAAGTGGCCGAAGCGGCGCTGCTGACGAATATCAAGAATCGGATACTAAGCGACGAAATGGCGGCCGATATCGAAAAGCTATTTCGGGCGGCAATCCGCGATATGGCGGCGCAAGACGACGGCCCGGCAATCGAAGCGGAGCTAGCCGGGATAGAGCGCAAGATTGGCAAGGTCTTGGACGCTATCGAAAGTGTGGGTATTGGTGACAGTCTCGCGGAGCGTTTGCGCAAGCTGGAAGCCGAGAAGACCGACGCCGGGGAACGGCTACAAGCGGCCCAGATCGACGTAAGGCCGCTAGACGCCCTGCCCGACCTTGTACCGGCCCTTATGGAACACTGGCGCGCTCTCGTTGTTGATTTCGAGGGGCTGGCCGGGAATCACGACGCGGAGCCGGGCGAACTGGACACGGCGCGGGGGCATCTACACGCGCTACTCGGTCAAGTGACGCTACGGCCTAAAGACGGCGAGTTGTGGGCGTACCCAACCCTAAAAGCGAAAGGGCTTACCGAAGTAAGCCCTTTGCCTTTAATTCTGGTAGCGGGGGCAGGATTTGAACCTGCGACCTTCGGGTTATGAGCCCGACGAGCTGCCAGACTGCTCCACCCCGCATCGGCAGGAGCGGAATATACTGACAAGCTAGCGGATT